TCAGTCCCCAGCCTTGTTCGCGATGTCGCCCGCGAGGCTAGCGCCGGCAAATCGCTTCATAGCCGCCTCGCTCGACGCGACCTCCAGCAAGTGGTTCCAACTGTCGGGTGGATTTCCATCCTCCAACATGGCACGGAACACCGCATAGGCGTCCGTGCGTGCGCCGTAGCTGCGCAGCGTCTCGGCATCATTCACCCAGGCAAAAACGATGATCTTCGCCGTCGAACTGTATCGAAAGAACAGCCGAAATCGACCATTGCCGAATTTCGCCCGGAACCAATGCTTGCGCTCCGGTCCGAGCGTCCCGCCTTGGCGGAAAACCGGCGAAGCTGGATCGGCCGGAATGGTCTCGAAGATCAACTTCTGCAGCGCTGCCAGAAGCTTGGCATTGGCGCTCGACCGGTACGTCTCGGGTCTCTTCTGCGCCTCGCGACCGACGGCTGAGGTCAAGCGCTCCAACTGGTCGAGAAACAGGGGATGCGCCCGAATGATCCAGCCATTGACCGTCTCCATCGCTCAGAGCTCGACCTCGCCCTCGATGGGGGCTTCAAAGTCGATCTCACTCCCCGCCGTCAGAGCCGCCATCCGCGCCCGCAAGGCGGGCGGGATCTCGGCAAAGGCCTGCTCCGGCTGTGCCACCATGTCTCTGGCCAACAGATCGAGAAAGCCGTCGAGAACAGGATCTTCTCCATCGGCATCGTCGCGCTCGACATAGACACGGTTCTGCGCGTCCAGACTGAAGGCTATGCGCCCGCCATATCCGACACCGAGCGCATCCCGGATCGACTTTGGTATCGTGGTTTGCCCCTTGTCGGTGATTGTGCTGACCTTGCGCAAAATCGAATTCATCACGACACTCCACTTGCTTCAGGCGGAATGTAATGAAAAATCCTTACCGCGTAAAGGGTGGCGATGATTGTGCTCCACCCCCCTCACCCACCCACCCCCTTCGTCGCCGACAACCGCCCGTAGAGCGCCAAGAGCCCGCCCAGCGTCCCCGCAAGCGTCGTCAGGGCATCCGCCAGCTGCGCCTCCTCGGCGCCCCCCAGATCGAGGCCGGCATGGCGCAACAGGGGCGAAACGATCGCGATCAGCGCGCCCCAGACGGTCTTCGACTGGTACCAGGGTTTCATCTCCAGCATGGCTCTCTCCTTCATGGTTTGACGATCAGCGAATGGGAAGAATTGCCTCCGTCGGCAGACCGGCCGCCAGACGTCCGAGCTGGCGAATACGCACCGTAAGGCTAACCTGCGCCGCGCCGAAATCGGCGACCTCCTCGGCCGCCGCATAGGTCAGCCGTGGCTCCGCAACTTCGACGGTTCGCCGCACGATACCCCCATCGAGGACTTCGACGCGGTAGCGCTCCGTCTCCTCGTCGAGCGGGATCTCGCCATCGCTCCAGGCATCGGCATCGGTCCGCCCGCGCCGGATCCAGCCGAGCGCCACGTCACCCGACTCCGTCCGTATTGCCGTCAGATGCACCGGCGAAAGCGGCGTTTCCGCCCTCAGACCACCGGCAAAGACATGCGGGCCGGAGAGATCGGTGACGAGCCCCATCGGCTCGAGAATCCAGTTCTGAGCCGCACCGCGCTCTGCGCTTGCCAGATCGAGCGACTTCACCGCCGCATCGAGAAGCACGACATCCGCCCCCACCTCGGCACCTACGGCCATGGCATCCTCCGTTCCGGAAAGCCCGCGCAAAAGCCCCGTCAATTTAAAGCGCCCGGCGGCAATTTCCTCGGCCTCAAGGAAGCCGAGGACTTCCCAGGCCCCCGAGGCCGACCGCACCGCCAGGCGGTTTGTGCCCGCCAAAGCCGCTAGGCGGCTTGCCGAAGACAGGGCTCCCGACAGGAGATCGAGCACGAGGGCATTGGTGCGGTCGAAACGCCCGGAGACACCCGAGGCCAAAGGCTCCACCAATGTCCCGAGGGTCGCCGGCCGATCCAGCGTCAGCCGCAGGCGGTAGCCCTCCGCCTCCGGTGAACTCGACACGGCAAGCCTAACCCATGGTTTTCCATAGGCCGCAATGGATGCGTCCCCGGCTATGGCGGTCGCATCGATACGCGGCAGATCGAGGAACACTACAGTGGGATCGAAGCCGGCAGCACCAGGGTTGTCTATCGCCCTCCCCCGGTCCACAGCCACCTTTTCGGCAGAGACTTTCCCGGCAAAGGCCCTCAGCGTCAACCGTCGCTCGAAACCGTCGTCGATTTCGCTCACCCGGAAACGTCCCGCCGGTCCGTCGACGAGCCTCACGACATCGCCCGGCTGCAGGGCAATCTCGCCCGGCCCCAGTGCCAGTTGCAGTGTGCGTCGCGCCAGCCGGTTGTCGCGCAAAAGGCCCTCGGCGGCCGAGAGCGCCGTCTCTTCCGGCATGACCGCCGGGACGTCGCGGGCCAGCTGCCGCTCGGTGGCCGCCTCGACCTTGCGGGAGCGCACGCTCGCCTCGCCATAGTCAGCGACAGGATCGTAGAAGGTCACCAAAACCTCAGAGGCGAAGTCGCTGTCATGTCCCCGCGTCTCGCTCCACAGCGGTTGCCCGTCGAGATCGGCAAGCACAGTGATGTCACGCGCCGGCAGGCTGGCATTGGCCGGCGTGCGAAAGCGCAGGGTCTCGCCGTCCTCCACCACGTCGATCTGAAAGAGGTCCACCAGCGGTTCGATGAGATCACGCGCTGAGGTCAGATCCCCCTTCACGTAACCACCGAGATCCCCTGCCACCTGCGACACATCGAAATCGGCAAAGCCATGATCGGTGAGGATCGCAGCAAGCGTATCGGCCAGCGTCGCCGTGCCGAGACGGCCATTCAGCCAGTGCCCTGTGCGCCAATTGCGCCCATCGGCCCAAAGCCCGGTCTCCTGCGGAAAAGCCGGATAAGGCCGCGCATCCCAGCTCCACACGAAGATCTTCGACGCATCGACCATGCCCTCCGGCCGGTCACCATCCGCCCAATGCGAAAGATGCGCCTCCAGAAACCGTCGCTGCTGGCTGTCGGATCGTGCGCCACTGGAAAAATGTGGCCTCCCGCTTTCCACAGACTTGGCGTCGATGAAGACATTCGGCTGGTTTGCCCCGCGATCGACCGCCCCGCAGCCGAGCTCGGTAAACCAGAAAGGTTTCATCCCGGGTATCCAGGCCGTTGGCGCCGCCTGCTCGACCCCGCCAATACGATTGTAGTGCCGGTTGCCCCACCAGTTTTCGAGATCCTTGAACCTGAAGACCCAGGGCTTGCCATGGGCGCCATCGACAATCGACGTTCGCACCTGCGCCTGCCGGTCGGCCTCGCTGGCATAAAACCAGTCATACCCCTCACCCGCAGTCAGCATCCGGGAAAAACCCGAGGCATCGTCCGCACTGGCAAATCCATCCGGGCTCTCACGCTCCAGATCCTCGTCGCGCCAGTCGGCGAGCGGCATGTAGTTGTCTATCCCGACACCGGACACATGCGGGCTCGCCCAGAGCGGATCGAGATGGAAAAACAGGTCGCCAGAGCCATCCGCCGGCTGATGGCCGAAATACTCGCTCCAGTCCGCTCCATAGGAAATCCCCGTCGAGGTCCCGAGAATGCCGCGCACTTCGCCCGCCAGCGACACAAGTGCCTCGACGAAGGGAAAGGCATCGGCCGCGTCGCGCAGCGTCGTCAACCCCCGCAGCTCCGAGCCGAGCAGAAAACCGTTCACGCCGCCCGCCTCCTTGGCAAGCGTCGCATAGTGGCGGATGAACCGCCTGTAGCCGTCGCTGCGGGTGACGAATGTCGACACCTGCGTCCGCGCCGCCGCCGTCTTGTCGGCACTCATCGGGTAGGCGGTAATCCGCCCACGCCAGGGATAGGCCGCCTGCTCGGCCCCACCATAGGGGTCGGCCAAGCCATTGCCCTCGGCGATATCCATCAGCAGGAACGGGTAGAGCGTCACCTTCAGTCCGCGTGCCTTCAGGTCGCGGATCGCTTCGATGACGCTCCGATCATCAGGCGAACCACCATAGGCCGGCCCGCCGTCGTGCCGGCTCACCAGATGCGCCTGGGCGCGGTTCAATCCCGCCACCCGCCAGGCACGGCTCTCCCGCCGCCGCACCGACACCTCGACGCCCGGCAGCACGCGACATTGCCCGGCGCGCAGATCCGTCCCGAACCAGGCCACCACCAGCGCCACCTCTTCGAGATCAGGGCAAAGCGCCTGCAATTCATCGATCGAGGCCTGCCAGTCGGTCGCAGCGATGAGCGTGTTGCGGTTCAGCCAGCGCTTTTCGCCCGATGCCGGGGCGTCCGAGACCCGTGTCACCGCATAGCCATGTTCGGTTGCGCCCGGAATGACGGCGACCGCGCGGATTCCGGCTTCAAGCTGCCCGACCGCCCGGATCACCTCGAATTGCAACAACGGAATACGATTGCCGAAATCGTCGAGCGGCAGGCGTTCGAAGACGACATAGGCGAGCCCCCGATAGGCCGGCACCTTGTCCGCGCCCTGCTTGGCAGCCATCAGCGGGTCGACGGCCTGGCTCGGCGTGCCACGATAGATGCGCATCTCGATTTCGCTGAGATCCAACTCGCGTCCATCGGCCCAGACGCGGCGTACGCCCGCAATCGGTCCTTCGCAGAGGCCGAACGCCAGATTGGCATAGTATTGATAGGTGGTGGTGCGCGTGCCGCCCGTCGATTTGCCGCCGCTGCGCTCGGTCACCTTCTCTTCCTCGAAGCGCGTCGCCCAGATCAGCGTGCCGCCCAGCCGTGCCGTCCCGTAAAGCCTGGGTATGGCGGTACCCTCGCTCGCACCAGCCAGCCGTGCAGACGACAGACGGACGCCGGTCAACGAGGTCGATCCGCCAATCAGGCTGCGGTCGATCATGCTGCCGACGGCTGCGCCCGCCGCCCGGCCTAGCATGGCGCCGACAGGCCCGAAGACCGAACCGAGGGCGGCACCCGCCGCCTGCAACAGGATCGTCGCCATCAGAAGGTCCTTTCCGGAAAACGGTAGATGCCGGCAATCTTACGCCTCCATCCCGGCACCAGCGCCGAGCGGATCACTGCGGATTGCTCATAGGCATGGATGAAGGCATCGGGTGCGCCAACGGGATCGCTGTCCGCCATCCGCACCAGAATGCCCGCATGTTTGGCGGCCAGGTGCGGGCGAAAGCGAAACAGCACGAGATCCCCCGGCCGCCCCTCTTCGAACGACGCAACGGCGAGAAAATGCCGCCCCGCCGCCTGCAGCAACCGCTCCTCTCCCGATCGCTCCGCCCAATCCGGCGCATAGGCCGGCATAGCCTCCGGCTCCTCGCCGTAAAGCTCCCGCCAGATCCCGCGGATCAAACCGAGACAGTCACACCCCACCCCCTTGGTGGCCCCCTGATGCCGATAGGGCGTGCCGATCCATGTCTCGGCAATGCCGAGCACGCGTGTACCGATGGACATTGGAGGCTCCTGCGGGTATGATATGTGGGACGTGCGCGCTGGTCGTGATCGCAGAACCGGGTCAGCCGAGATACCGCAGCCCACTCTCCCCACCTGTGGGGGAGATGTCGGCGCAGCCGACAGAGGGGGGCCGCGAGCACCGGAATCCAACGCCCCTCTCACCCCCGGCTCACCTTGTAATAACTCACCTGCTGGTCCGGCCCGACCAGCCCCGCCGTCATGTTCCGGTAAATCCCATACTTGAAATAGACCGAACTCGCCGTCGCCGGCACCAGCGCCAGTCCGGTCGCCTTGACCACCGTCTTGCCATTGACCTTGGCGGTCACCGCCCCGGCCGTCGCGTGCCAGACGAAGGTGTAGCGGAAGGTGTTCCACGCCCCCTTCGTCACGCTCACCGGATAGTCGACGAAGCTTTCGGTGTCGTGGTTGTTGAGGCAAATCGAAAACACGCCATTCTCATAGCGGTTGTAGACACTGTCGTAAGCGCCGTTATGCCACTGGCCCAGCGTCTGCTTGGGGCTGAACTCGGGATAGGCAGCGGGGATCTTCAACTGGAACGCATAGGTATGCGTCGAACCGATCGCATCCTCAGTCGTCACCCGAGCCTCGCAGCGCTCGCGATAGTTCAACGCATCGCTGCCGTCTGCGCCGTTCCAATAATCCCCGGCCTTGACCAGAAAGGTCTCTACGCCATTCATCCTGATATAGCGGCTCTCGTCCACGGCCTGGACATAGTAGGAATAGCCGTTTCCGTCGGGGCAAATGATCTTCATCGCAATAACCTTTCAGTGTGTTTGGGGGGAGGCAAAGGGATGGAGCGGACCGGGGCAAGACAGGAAAGTCCCCTGTATCGAAATGCTCAACAGGCGAAAACAGGCGACCCCTCATCCGCCCTTCGGGTACCTTCTGCCCGTGAACGGGGGAGAAGGAAGAGCTGCCGCCGGCCGTATTCGCTCTTCTCACCGCCTGCGGCAGGGCTATCGCATATGGATAGCTGCGGCGGCTCCGGGCTCCCTCTTCTCCCCAGCGGGGAGAAGTGCCGAGCGTATGCGAGGCGATGAGGGGGCTGCCCGGCACAGCGGCGGCTCCCCCCGCTCACTCAAACAGAACCCCGCCGTCATGGGTGCTCGCCCCGCTCACATAGGAATAGGCGAAGTCGCTCCCAGGCATATGCGGAAAGCCCTGGAAATTCCGCTGGTTGGAAAACTTGGTTCGACAGGTGGCGAAACTCTTGTCACAGCCGACCGAGAGCGTCACCGCATCGCCGATCCCGGGCGAGGCCTCGAGCGGCAGCCAGAGCCTGATCTCCACGATACCCTCGGCTGCGGCCCCGCTGTCCTCGATCGCCACACGCCGTCCGGCCAGCAACCCGTCATCGAACCGCAGGTGCCCCAGCCGGAAATATCCCTCGGCGAGGCCGGCCAGATCCGAGATCCGAAGCCGGTCCGCGGCCACCACGGCAACGACCCCTCCCACGCGGCGCCGCCCGTTGATCCCCATGTCGACGCCGCATGTGATGTCGCCGAGATCGGCATCGCAGCGGCGGTTGTAGATCCGCCCCTGCGGCTGCTGCAGCCGGTGGGCCACGCTGCGCAGTTCGGCCGAAAAGCCGGCACCTGCCCGCACCACCTCGCCGATTTCCTGCACCGAAAGCAGCACATGCTGGTCTTCCGGTGCCTGCCAGTTGACGAGGAGAAGCTCGACCCGGGCACCGTCATAGCGGCCGGCAGCGAGATCCTCTTCGCTGATCGCCTCGCTCGAAAAGCCGCCCTTGATCTCGGCGGCCGGTGCCGCAAGGCCGCTGGCCGCGCGCGCTTCGCTGGCGGCAAAGCCGCTCGCCGGCTCGAAGAGCGTGCCGGCAAAACGCAGTGCCTCGTCATGCTCTGTAAAGCCGAGAACCGCCCCGTCCGCCCGCGTCACCCGCCAGGCGCGGCAAAGCGTCGTCTCACCGGTTGCGATATGGGCGGCAAGGGCTGCCGGAAGCGTTCTCATGGGATCACCTCGATCAGCGGAATGGAGGGAATACGGCCGGCCCGGAATGCTTCCAGGTTGATCTCGATGCGATCCGTGTCGAAGCGCACGGGCACGTCATAGTCGAAGCCCGCCCGGATCTCGGCGCCGGCTGTCGGCACATGGTCCGCCGCGAAGGTGACGATGCCGGTCGCCTCGTCCACCCCGAAGCCATCCACGCTCTCCACCCCGTCGACCGCGATCCGCACACTGCCGGCCACGGGCTTCGCCACCGGCCGCCGCTCCACCGCCGCCCCGTCGCCATAGGCCTTCAGCAGTTGAAACGATGCCGTCAGGCCGTCGCCGGTGCCGATCCACTGATCGAGCGGCGTGACCGCCTGCTCCGGGCGGGCGGATGAAAAATCGACCGGATCGCGAAAGCGAAACCCATGCAGCTGGCCGCCCCGTGCCTCGAAGAATTCCAGCACCGCATAGAGATCCGCGACCGAACGCAGGGCCGAGCCGACATCGTAACGGCGCCTGGAAAACCGCCAGCGCCGATTGCGCGCCTCGCGCCCGTTCGAAAGCGACACGATATCCGTCTGCCGGCCCGGACCACCACTCGATGTCAGCGACAGACGCAGCGGAAAACGCTGTTCATGAAAGGCCATCGACGCCTCCATCAGGTTGAGTTGTAAGGATTGCCGCGCGAGATACCTTCGAGGCCCGCACTTGGGGACTTCGACTGTTCTTTCCTCAATGCCTACTCGCTACTCACATCCCCCGCCGCCCGCGCCCGACGGAGCGCGCCAGCATGGCCGTGATCTGGCCTTCGCTGCGGGCAAAACTCGCCGCATCGGATGCCGTCACCTGGAAATGAATGACCGTGCCCGCCCCCGCTCCGCCAGCGGCCACGCCCAGCGCACCATCGGCCCCGCGCTTCAGCGGCAGAATGGCCTCCGCGCCCGCCTCGCCCATCAGCCCGGTGCCGCCGGCCATCGGAAAATAGGTCGGCGCCGAGACCACGCCGCCATCGGCAAAGGGCATCACCCGCCCCGGCACGCCGCCATCGGCATAGGCCGTCACGCCCGTTCCGAGCGCCGAACCGAGGGCCGATGTGAGACTGCCGCTCAGCCCGCCCGCAAGCTGGCCCAGGAGGTTTTCGAGCGGCTTCAGGCCCGCCGAGAGGGCAATCTCGGTCAATCGCGCCCCCACCGTCCGCAACACCTCCTCCAGTCCCTTGCTGCCCGTCACGGCACCCGCCAGCGCCGAGGTCAGCGCCCGCCCGAAGCGCGCCGACCGCGCCTCGAGATCATCGAGCACGGCCAGGGCCGCACTGCCGTCGAGATCGACGGAAACCGTCAATGTGTCGTCGTCGGTCATGGGGATGTCCTTTCGCTTCTATGGGTCAGGTCAAACACGCGACGACGAAACCATCCCTTCGGGGACATTGACACCCGCCTCCGCTCTGTACATATTTACGTACAGTTGACCAAGGAGAACCATCATGGCCCATGTCCGCCTGACCGAGTTCCGCCAGAACATCGCCACCCATTTCGACAATGTGATCGCGTCGCGCGCGCCCCTGCTCGTCACCCGTCAAGGTTCGGAGGCGCTGGTCGTGATGGCAGAAGGGGAATACGAGAGCATGCAGGAAACCCTGCATCTCCTATCCACGCCGGCGAATTCCGAGCGGCTGCGGGAGAGCCTGGCGCAGCTGCGAAATGGCGAACTGATCGAGAAAGATCCGACCCTCTGACATGAACCTGCTCTGGACCCGCAATGCCTGGGAGGAGTACGAACACTGGCAAGGGGCCGACCCGGCCATGGTCGAAAAAATCAACGAATTGATCCGGGATGCAAAGAGATCCCCGTTCGCGGGCCTTGGAAAACCCGAGCCACTGAAAGGCGATCTGAGCGGATTTTGGTCACGCCGTATCCTGGGCGAACACCGGCTGGTCTATCGCGTTTCCGGCAAGGGCAGTGCCCAGCAAATCGAAATCGTTCAGTGCCGGTTTCATTACCAGAAGTAAGGTGCTCCTCAGCGGATCGCGGTGACGTACCCGCCCTTCTCCCCGTCTACGGGCAGGTAGGCGGATGAGGGGCCGCGCTGGCCTCTCCCTCAATCCGGAAACCTCTCCATCATCTTCTCCACATCGCCGCGCGCGATCCCGCCCGGCCGATCAAATCCACCCGCCATCGCCACAAACTCCGGCAGGCTCAGTCGCCAGAACACCTCCGGTAACAGCCGCAGACGAGCCAGACCGAGCGTCATCGCCATCTCCCAGGGAAACGGTTTTGCCGCCTTCAGTTCGCCGCCTGCGGCATCCGAGGGGAGGCCGTCGTCTCCGCCGCGCCACCCGGGCCTGCCCCGCCGGTCTGAAAGGTCACCGTCAGCAGTTCGCCCACGACACCGGCGGCCCCCGCCACACCGCCCTCCACCGCCATCTCGGCGACATCGGCGTCCGACACCCGGTTGCCGCCGCCGCGCAGACCGCAGGCGAGAATGCGGATGAGGTCGGCGCTTTTCAGCCGCCCGGTGGAAAACCGCGCGGCGAGATCACCGAGGCTTTCCGCCCCAAAGGCCGTTTCCAGCTCGGCAAGCGCACCGAGCGTCAGGCACAGAATACGCCGCTCGCCGTCGATGACGGCCTCCACCTCACCACGATGGCGGTTGGCGCGGCTCACAGTTACCGGCTCGTGCCGGTCCTGATCATGAAACGTCCGCATGGCCACCTCACAGCGCCGCAAAGGAAACGGCACCGGCCGATTCCAGCGCGATCTCGAAGGTCATTTCGCCGTCGTGATTGCCGGCATAGTCCAGCGCCGTCACCTGAAACGGCGCCGTCACCGTGCCGAAATCGGGGATCACCACCTGGTATGTCAGGATCGAACCGGCAAAGAAGGCCGCCCGCACCAGAGCGTCCGAAGCCTGGTCCTTGAAAAGTCCCGATCCGGTGAGTGAAGCCCGCCGCACGCCCGCCCCTTCCAGCAATTCCCGCCAGCGCCCGGCGCTCTCTTGGTCGGTGACATCCACGGATTGCGCGTTGAACGCCAGTCGCCTGGCCCTCAGACCCGCCACCGTCATGAACCCCGCCCCGTCCTCGATCTTCAGCAAGAGATCCTTGCCCTTCTGCGCGCCCATGGCGTCCCTCCTTGATGATGTGATTGTTGACTTGGCCGCGACGGCGAGACGCCTGCTGAGCCCAACCTCCCCCAAGCTGGGGAGAAGGCTATCGCATATGGAATTTGAGCGTTGCAGGACACGGGCTCCCTCTTCTCCCCAGCGGGGAGAAGGTGGCGCGAAGCGCCGGATGAGGGGGGGCGCAAAGCGCCAAAGCTGTGCCGGGCAGCCCCCTTATCGCCTCGCATACGCTCGGCACTTCTCCCCGAGGGGAGAAGAATAACCCGGAGTCGCTTCAGGTGTTCCACATGCGACAGCCGTTACTTGCGGGGGAGATAGGCCGCCCAAAACGTCATCGACTCCCGATTTGGCGGTGGCGCCCCGGCCATTCGCCCGGTAGAAACCAGACATTCCTAATGCCTATTCGCTACTCACAGCCATTTCCCCCCGAGTACCCATGAACCTCCCCCGCACCCTCCTCGTCGCCGCCCTCGCGGTCTCGCAGATCCTCGGCTGGGGCACGACCTATGAGATGCCGGCGGTGTTCGGTCGCGCCATGGCGGCCGATCTCGGGCTCAGCAACGAAATGGCCTTTGCCGGCCTCACAGTGATGATGCTCACCATGGCCTTTCTCGGCCCCTGGACCGGCCGGATGATCGCCCGTCATGGTGCTGCGAAGATCCTTGCCATGGGCTCCGTCCTGATGGCCTCCGGCCTCTCCGTCCTCGCCCTTTCCACCGGCCTCGTGCCCTATGCCATAGGCTGGCTGGTCCTCGGCGCCGGCGGCTCCTTTGCCCTGACGGTCCCGGCCTTCGCCGCCGTCGTCGAGCGCGAGGGACGCGAAGCCCGCCGCGCCATCGGCATCCTGATGATCTTCACCGGCCTTTCCTCGGCCGTCTGCTGGCCGCTCCTGACGCTCGCCGGCGAGGCCTTCGGCTGGCGCGGGGCGCTGCTCGGGGCCGCCGCAGTCCAGCTCCTCATCGCCCTGCCGCTGCATCTCGCGCTCGGCCGCATTACGATCACCCGCTCGGAAGAAGACCGCGCCGCCGATGCCATCGAGCCGCTCGACCTCTCCCCCCGCATGGCAACAACAGCCTTCCTGCTGATCGCGCTTTCCACCTCGCTCGCCAGCCTGATGACCTTCGGGCTGTCGCCGCAGCTCCTGCATATCCTCGAACTTTCCGGCGCAACGCCGGCTTTGGCGCTGCAGCTCGGGTCGCTGCGCGCCGTCTTCGGCATCACTGCCCGCGCCTTCGATCTGGTGCTCGGCAAACATTCCTCGCCAATCACGACAGGCCTTGCCGGCACCGCCATGCTGACAGGCTCCACCCTGCTTCTGATCTTTTCCTCCGGCACCCCGTCGAGCCTGCTGGTGTTTACCGCGCTCTATGGCTTCGGCTCGGGTGTAACGACGCTCGCGCGCGCCACCCTGCCGCTCTCCTTCTTCTCCGCCAGCCGCTTCGCCCGCCAGTCGGCACGCCTCGCCCTGCCGCAAAACCTCGCCAATGCCCTGGCACCGGTCCTGATGACGGCCGTCATCGACCGCGCCGGCATCGACACCGGCCTCCTCCTCGCCACCGCCTTGGCCGCCACCGGTTTCGCCGCCATCCTGGCGCTGGCGGTGATTGCACGGCGGAGTGTTCGAACGGTTTAGGGCTTTACAGCATGACTGTCCGTCCAGATGCTGGCCATGGGGCGCGCCGGGCTTACCACGGCCCGCATCCATGAGGATTGCCCGCGCACCATGATCGAGTAGCCGCTTGCTCCCGTCTGTCTCGACACCTCGCCCAAACCCGCGCTGCGCAACGCAGCCTCAAAGGTCCTTTCCTCGTCCTCGTTGCAGGAGGGCATGCCACCCAACGCGCCAATGGACATCATGGGGTCGAAGCTGCAATTGACCGATGCGAAGGTTCCGTAGTCCTGGTAAAGAACTGCAAAGACGAACTTTTCCGGCGATGTCGCGGTGAACGACCCCGACCGGGGCAGAGGCAGCTCAACATGATCTGACTGTCCGTCCATTGCCCAGCCGGGCCGTTGCGCCAGCATCCTCAGGCGCTCAACGTCGGCAGCGCCCGCAACGCAAAAATCGATGATCGCCGGCATGGGGCAGAAGGAAGCAAAGCCTGCCGAAGGCAAGGTGCACAGCAGAGCAAAGGACAGAAGTATGCGCTTCATCAAGTTTTCCCTGTTTGGCTATAGCGATACACTTGCAACGTAGACGAGGAAGAACGGACTGTCATTGACCTTGGGGGGGATTGAAGACAATGGTGCGCTGCCTTCAAGGTGTCCGCATCGCCCCCCCCAGCATGAATGGGCCACCGCGTCACTCCACCACCGCCCGAAAACGCACCTCGGCCACGAACAGCCCTGCCTTCACATCACGCCGGCTGACCGTCCGCTGGTGGCGAAAATTGACCAGCCGAAACCCGCCCAGCGCCTGCGGCAAACCCTCCGCCACCCGGCGAAGCTCCGTCACCAGGTCTTCCGCCTCGCGCCGCGACCTGGCACTCCAGGCCTCCAGCATCAGCAGGATCTCCGCCCCCTCCGCCTCGCCGGTCGAATAATCCCGTGCCTCGACTGTGCCCAGCACGAGCGCCGGAAAGCGCTGCGGCCGCACCGTTCGATCCGTGAGCCCGCTCTCGCCGAGCAGCCCGACCAGCGCCGCATCCGCCTTCACCGCCTGTTGAAGCGCTGACGCCAAGGCATTGACCGCATTCGTCATCGTTGATCTCCTCCCCGGTCCCGGCCAATCCGCCCACCGGCATCGGCATCGGTGTTGGTGGTAGTGTCGGTGTCGCGACCAAAGGCGCCACCCGCACCGCCTGCGTCCCGCACCTGTTCCTTCGAACCGTCAGTGATCCCGGCGCCCCGCGCCAGTCTTTCGGTCAGCGCCCGCCGCAACATCTCGCCCAGCACCACGCCCGTCTCCTCCAGCACGACGCCTCCACGCCGCCCGGGTCCACCTCCGCCCCTCATCCCGTCACCTCGCGGCAAAGCGCCAGGACAAACCGCCCCGTCTCGTCGAGATCGCGCAGCGCCAGGATGTCGAAGATCCGCGCGCCCTTGCGCAGTCGCTGCCCGGACGTCAGGTCTCCCCGCGCCCGCAATGTCACTTGGTGGGTCACCTCGGACACCAGCCCCGGCCCCTTGAGTTCTTCGCCGAAAGCCTTCGGCTCGACCAGCGCCCAGACGCGGGCGACCTCGGCAAAGACGATATTCGCCCCGCCCTGCCCGTCTTCCGTTGCCACAGGGGCCTCCAGCAACAGCCGCGCCGTCAGCCGCCCGGCATCGATATCGAGACCCGCTACCATCACAGCCCCCTCCGGCAGAAAGGCGCGATCAGGCGGTCATAGCCCGGCGGCACCACCGCTGGCTGGGCATCGGCCGGAACCACGCCACGGCAGGCGAACATCGCCGCGATGTGCAGCAACATCGCCCGCTTCAGCGTCTCCGGCACCTCCACGCCGCTCTCGCCAAAACCGGCGACGAAGTCCACCTCGATCCCGTTCAGCACCCGCCCCGGCGCGGGCATATCGCGCAACCACAACCGCGCCGGCCGCGCCTCACCGTCGAGCAGATGCCCGTCGAGATCAACGACCGCCGGCTCCCCCGCGCCGTCGTAGACCGTCACTTCCGTCACAGCCCGCACCGGCCCGCGCGCGATGGTCAGGATACCATCCCCCGGCCAGGTATCGAGGCAAAGCCGGAACGCCCGCCCCGCCAGCACCAGCCCGCTCTCCCGCTCCAGATGCTCGCGCGCGACCGTGATCAACGAAACGAGCAGCGCATCCTCGTCCTCGGTATCGAGCCTGAGATGCGCCCTCACCTCGGCAAGCGTCAGCGGCTCCGCCAATGGCGGAGAAAGATCGATGATGGTCATGCGAAATCCTTTGAAAATGGTCATTGAAGTGGGCACATCAACCTGAAGGCGGCGGGTGACGGCCTCTCCCTCGCGGGGAGAAGGTGCGCCGAAGGGGCGGATGAGGGGGAGCGAAGCTTGTGCTGAATGCACGACGCTTTGCCGAACAGCCCCCTCACCTCGCCTCCGCTACGCTCGGCGATCCTCTCCCCGAGGGGAGAGGCGGTCACGCAGCCGTTCATCCACCTTGCTGCTTCGCTGCCACCCACCCCGTCCAAGGGGAGGGTGAACGCCTCACACCCCGAACTTCACCAGCTTGATCGCCTCGAAGTCCTGCACGCCGCCGCCCACGCGCTTCGTCGTGTAGAACAGCACGTAGGGCTTGGCCGAATAGGGATCGCGCAGCACCCGCACGCCCACCCGGTCAACCACCAGATAGCCCGCGCGGAAATCGCCGAAGGCGATCGCCGTGGCGTTGGCCGCAATCTCCGGCATGGCCTCGGATTCGGCGACCGGGAAGCCTATCAGCGAGGCCGGATCGCCGGCGCGCGCAGGAGGCGCCCAGAGATAGTTGCCATCGGCATCCTTCAGCTTGCGCACCGCCCCTTGGGTGCGCCGGCTCATGACGAAGCTGCCGTTCTGGCGATGCCCCGCCTTCAGCGCATAGACCGCGTTGATCAAGACATCCGACGCCCCGCTCGCGGCAAAACCGCCTGCAGCGCCGGTCGCAACCGTGCCGATCTTGCCCCATTCCCAGGCGTCGTCTGCCACCTGCGGATAGCTCAGAAACCCCTTGGGCCGGTTGACGCCATCGCCGGACACGAAGGCCTGCCCCTCCTGCTCGGCAAAGGCGATGTCCACTTCCGCCGCGATCCAGGCCTCGATATCGACGGCCGCATCGTCGAGCAGCCCCTGCGTCGCCGCCGGCATGGCGTAGAGTTCCATGGTCGGAAAGGCGAGTTCGGAGAGTTCCGGTGTGCCGGTCTGCGGCCGCGCCGCCGTCTCGGCCACCCAGCCGCTCGCAAAACCCGAGGCCGCGAAGGGCTTCTTCAGCACTGAGCCCGAGACCTGGCGCACGGTGGCCAGCCCCCGGATCGGCGAAATCGCCGTCAGCCTGCGGCCGATCTCGCCGTCCATCTGCGGCGGCACCAGATAGCCGCCGTCGCCGGAAACACCTGCCGACAGCGCCTTCTGGTCGAGATCGCGCAAGGCCTGGTCGTCGCCGCGCCGCACATAGGCCTCGAAGGCCGCCTTGTGTTCGGCCGACGCGACGTCGTCGCGCCCCGGCGAAGCCAGCTGCGGACGCCGCTTCTTCAGCACCAGTTCGTCGATGAGCCGCCCCTGATCGTCGATCGCCTTGTTGATCCGCTCGACCTTGTCGCGGATGACGACGTCGCTCGAAAGCTTGTCCTCGATTTCCGCCAGCCGCTGGTCATTGCCCTCCTTGAAGGCCTCGAAGGCGCTCATCAGCTCCTCGAAGGCCGCCGTCACCGTGTCGGGGGCCGCCTTCACCTCAAGCGCTGCCCGCGCCGCCTGCCGGCCCGCATCCGCCTGGCCCGTCCTTTTGTCCGTCATCCTGCCCTCTCCCATCGCCTGGTCCATCTGGTCATCCTTTCGTGAAATGATGGCTCGCCATTTTCCGCGCCGCCCGGCGCATAAGCCGGACGAGCTCGGTTTCCCTGTCGCGGTAGAACCGCCTGTGTTTGACATTGGAGACGCGCGCCGTCGGCAGCATCGGAAAGGTCACCACCGAGATCTCCCAGAGATCCGCCTCCAGAATGCGCCGCACGCCTGCCTTGCGGTCGGCGCGCGTCTTCACCGCGCGAAAGCCGATCGACAGCCCGTCGAGCGCGCCGGCCTTCATCAGCGCCAGCACCTCGCGGGCGCGCTCCACGTCGGTCGCAAGCTTGCCCTCGACGTAAAGCCCACGCTCGTCCTCGCGCAAAACCGTCCAGCGGCCGATCACCTCGGCAGGATCGTGCTGGAACAGCATGCGAACGCCGCCGGCCCCCCGCTTGTCGATCGAGCCGGCAAAGGCCCCGCGCTCGATCGCATCGCGGCCGAGATCGACCTCGCCGAACAAGCTCGCATAGCCGGAAAATGTCCCGTCGCCGGAAACGCCCTTCAGCGTCAGCCCGGCATATCTGAAGCTCGGGGCGCCCGGCCCCTCCTCACACTGCATGGTCTTCTCCTCGTGATGATGATGGCTGCGGATCTCACACCTCCCCCTTCAGCGGGGAGGTCGCCGCGAAGCGGCGGGTGGGGGTGGCAAGCGGCGGATCTCCCTCTTCTCCCCAGCGGGGAGAAGGTGGCGCGAAGCGCTCAGGTGCAACTCGTTGCACCGGGGATGAGGGGGGCGCGAAGCGCAAAGCTGTGCCCGGCCGCCCCCTCATCGCCTCGCATACGCTCGGCACTTCTCCCCGCTGGGGAGAAGAGGGAGCCCGGAACCGCCGTAGCTATCCACATGCGATTCCCCTGCCGATAACGGGGAGAAGGAGCATGCCGCCGGCCGCATTCGCCCTTCTCCCCGCCTGCGGGGAGAAGGTGGCGGCAGCCGGATGAGGGGCTTTGTCAGTGCCAAGTCTACCTCACCCCGCCTTCCCGCCCGCCCGCCCGGTCAGGCGCACCAGAACACCGAGCCCCCACCAGGCGGTGAAGGAGGCGAGCGTCGCGCCGGCCAGCATGATCTCGGCTGAGGACAAGGCCTGCTCGATGCCGAGTTGCCTCGCCCCCCACAGGCCCGTCGGCCCGCCGAAGATCAGCCCGCAGGCGACCCCGGTCAGGAAGCGCACAGCCGCCTCGCGACGATGGCTGGGAAGCAGGTAGACCAGCGAAATCGCAGAGCCTGCGACAGCGCCGATCAGACGCGCGGACAAAACGCCGCCGTCGTGGCTGAAGTCAGTCATTTGTTCATCTTTCGCTGATAGCGTTGATCTCTGCGCCGGCCGGTACGATCCCGCCCAAAAGGCCGCGGCCGGCGCAAACCTTCCTCCGAAAACGCTGTCCGGACGATGCCCTCTGCCTGTGTAGGCACGCGTTTTGTCGAGTCCTTTCCGCCCCTTGCCGGGCGAACCTCAGATGCTGATTCCGCTCGCGCATTTACTGCGTGAAGTCGTTCACATTCCGATTCAACAGCCGCGCCGCCCGCTCTTCTCAAATCGCCTGCCGTGCCCGTCCGGCATCGGCGGGAAAGGATCTCAAGGCCTCACCAGATCCGTGCTCCTCGTCACACGCCCTTCATCAAGCCCTGCTCATGTGGTGCCGGGGCAATCTGTATCGGGGTTCATCATGGTCTATGTCATCGACGCCGCACGTCCGCCGCGCGGCACCGTCGCCGAGAAGCCGCTGCTTCTGTCGCTGCTCGTCACGCTCTCTCTGTCGGCGTTCTTCGTCGCCTTTCCCGGCATCGATCTCGGCATCAGCCGTCTCTTCTATGTCGAAGGTGTCGGCTTTCCCGCCGGCAGGATCGAGGCCTTGAAAACCTTCCGCGCCTTCGGCCAGTATTTTCCGCTGGCACTGACGGTGGCACTCGTCGCCGGCCTGGTGCTGAAACTCGTCTATCCCTCGCGCCCGTCGCTCTTTCCGCCGCGCTTCACGCTCTATTTCGCCAGCCTCTTCCTGCTCGGCCCGGCGCTCACGGTGAACGGCATCCTGAAGCCGCTCTTCGACCGTCCCCGCCCGCGCAACATCGTCGACTTCGGCGGCACCGACACCTTCGTGCAGGCCTGGGGCCTCGGTGGCGACATCTTCGACGACCGCTCCTTCGTCTCGGGCGAAGCGGCCGTCGTCGTCTGCCTCATCCCGCTGGCCTTCTTCGTGCCGGTGGTCTGGCGCCGCGCGGTCTTCGTGCTGCTCTCCGTCTTTGCCGCGCTGACCGCGCTCAACCGCATCGCCTTCGGCGCGCATTTCCTCTCCGACGTTTTGATCGCGTCCGGCCTGATGGCAATGCTCGCGATTGGCCTCGCCCACCTGATCTACGGCCGCCCGGGCGTGCAATCCTGCGACATCAAGCTCGACGCTGCGCTGGGCGACTTCGGCCACCGGCTACATGCCGGGCGCCGAAATACCATCGCCCGCGTCAAGACCGCCACGCGCCGCCTGTTGCTTGCACCGGCGATGCTGCAACCGGCGCCAGCCAGTGCGACCGAACAGCAGGGTTGAGGTGCCAGCCGCACGTCCTCTCCCCCTTGTGGGAGAGGTTACAAAATCGAAGGTTTAGCCCGATCAAAGCTAAACCTCAGATTTTGTTGGTGATGGGACCAGTTCAGCATCTCCTCAATACCCCACCGCCTCCCGCTTCTCCTCATCCGTCAGAAACGCCGCCGCGCCCACTCTCGCCCAGAGCGCATCCCGCTCGGCCGCCAGCCCCGCCACCGTATCCAGATCCGGCACCAGCCGCAGCCCCTCGCCCGTCAACTCGCCCAGAAACACCGAAAGCGAAGCTCCCGTCCGCGTCACCAGCGGCAGCACGGTCAGGCGATAGAAGGCGCGGTTGGCTTCCTGGTAGTTCGCATAGGTGTTGTCGCCGGGAATGCCGAGCAGCATCGGCGGCACGCCGAAGGCGAGCGCGATGTCGCGCGCTGCCCCGTTCTTCGCCTCGACGAAATCCATGTCCTTGGGCGAGAGCCCCATCGACTTCCAGTCCAGCCCACCCTCAAGCAGCAGCGGTCGCCCCGCCCGCATCGGGCCGGAATAGCCCTCGTCCAGCTCCAGCTTCAGCCGCTGATACTGGTCACCGGTGAGATTGCCGCCCTCCTTCGGCTGATAGACCAGGGCGCCCGAAGGCCGGGCCGAATTGTCGAGGAGCGCCTTGTTCCAGCGCCCCGCCGCATTGTGCAGGTCGAGGGCGACCTGGGCTGCCGCGAGCGGCGCGAACCCCTCGTGATCGTCGAGCGGATGGAAGAGTTTGAGATGAAGCAGACCATCCAGGGCGATCCGCCGCACGCTGGTGCCGGCGCGATAGTCGTAAGCCGCCGGCCAGCCATCGGCGCCGGAGACGACGCTCACCCGGTCGGGCCTCAAAAGATGCAGCGCCGCCGTCCCGCCGGCCGCAACCGCTATCGCCTCGACATAGGCATTGCCCGAGAGCAGCAGCTGGCCATAGAGCGCCTCCAGGAAATCCGCCCCCGTCATCGCCCCGTTCGGCCGTGACAGCAAAGCCAGCGCCGGATGCTCCGGTCGCTCGGTCTCGCGCTGATAGGCGAGAAAAGCGATGCTCGCCGCCGCTTCCGAGACCAGCCGCACACAGCGATGCGCCACCGGGTTCTTCATGAAGCCTTCCCGGGAAAGGGCCGCATAGGTCCGCCCCGTCCACCGCGCCTCCCCCTCGCCGGCAATCAGCGCCAGCGCCGTTCCCGGACGCGGGTGAAGCGCCTTTGCATCGGACAGGGCGGTGCGATCCGGAGCTTTCGCCCAGGGCAGACGGAAGGGGAGTTTCATGGGAGGTGTCCTTATAGGATTGGCCAAGTGATTCAGGCGCCCGACGCTTGGCCTCAAGCCAGACATCAGTTATCAACTCAGGGTTGCAATTTGCATGATTGGATCGGGGAACGCTGATGGAAGCGTCAAGAGACAGCCTGACTATTCTGATCCGTAACGAAACTCAGAAGCTGACGGCGAACTTCGTGAACACCTGTGGCACAACCATGGTCGCTATCGGCGTGCTAACCCCGACGATCAATGCGGTCCTCACGGATCCAAGGACACTGAGCCCGCTTGCCGTCTTGGGATTTTCGACATTCGGCGTTATATTGCATTTGTGGGGTCGAACATTTCTATTGGACCTTGAGGAAGCGCCAAGATGGATATCACCGCCACCAGCGGTTTCTTTAACCAGACAGGACTTTTTCTCCTCGGCGTGTCGATCCTCGCCGGCCTCTACCTCGTGCTGCGCCGACGTCTCTACCTCGTACTGTGCCGACGTCAGAGCCGTTAGCGCCCTCACACCCGCGTCGTCACCGCATCCTCCACCACGTAATCCGCCGCATAGCGCTCGTCGCGCAGCGGCTTCACCCGGCGGATACTCTCCTCGTAAAGCGGATGCGCCTTGTAGGCGGCCAGCGCCGCCTCATCCTCAAATTCGCCGTAGACGACGAGGTCGATGCTGCGGTGGAAACCGTCCGTCTTCACATTGGCGCCGATTTCCAGCCGCGTCGCAGCCGGGATCTCGGTCAGGATCGACAGCCCCGCCCTGACCTTTTCGACATTCTCGGGCTTCACCGTGAAGAAGACGATGTGGCGGATCATGGCGCACTTCCAAATCTGTTGCAGTGCGACAGGCGATAGCATCGCGCGCGGCAAGGCTCAATCGCCCCGATTGCAATCCACCGTCCCGTGGAGGCTCACACCACCAGCGCCAGCCGGATCGCCGCATCGAAGATCTGCGCCTTGGCGCCGATTGCCCTTGCCCTGTCCCGCCCGTTGACGATCCTGCGCGCGCCGGTCCAGTCGGCCCTCATGCCGGAAAAGAAATCGCCGAGCTTCGCCCCGGAAAACAGTCCCTCGCTCATGCCGACCACCAGGATCGTCGCGGCCACGTCGAGCCGCAGCGCCAGATCCGGCTCCGCCACCAGATCGTGGCCCACCACCCGGCTCATCGTCGCATAGTTCTCGCGATGGGTGATCTGCACCAGCCCCCGGCCATAATAGCTGAGGCCCTTCGCATCCGGTCGCCAATAAGGCGTCTTGACGGTCGGTAGTTTTCCGCCGCGAAAGGCGCGCTCCAGCCGCTCCACCGCTTGGTCGTTGCTTTCAGCAAAAGTCTCGCGCACGGCCCGCATGGTGCCACCGGTCTCGTGATGCGCCGTTGCCAGCATATAGGCCAGCCAGCGCGGATCGGACCAGCCACGGGCGCAAAACCGGGTCAGCACCGCCTCGATACCGGTGACCTGCCCCTCTGAAAGCCGGCCGCCGAACACGGCAGAACGCAGCCCGGCGAAGAAGATCGTGCGATCGATCCGCATGGGAAACCTCGAAATCAGGAGATAGGGAGTGGGCTGGACTGGATGGGGGCGGACCTGTCCGCCCGGACTTTTGGAGCCCGCCAAACGGCCGCGCCGATGCCGGCCGGAACCCGGCGGGCGGCGTTCACCAAATTGTCGAAAAAATTCGTGCCATTTAAAACGATTGAAGAAATTTCAATCGTTTAGAGCGCGTTCTGTTCACATTTACAAAGCTTTAACACTGTGGAACTTTCCGCCCACGAACACGTTTTGGAAGCCGAGACTTCCAACATGAGGAGGGAAGACATGCAGACGACGACCGTTTCGCCCAAAACTGCCGCCCCGGCCACCATCCCGGCCCATGTGCTGCAGCGCCTCGAAAACGAATGGCGCCAGGTCCGCCAGCCGTCCACCCAGCCGGCGGCCAAGTAACCCCCGATCCACCGCCCCATCATCAGACCGGCGCCCACAAGGCGCCGGTTTTTGTTTTGGATGGGTGGATGCCCGACAGATCCTATCCCTTACCGCAGCGCCGGAATTCTTCCGCAGTTCGGCTGTTGGAATTGCCCCTCATCCGCCCTTCGGGCACCTTCTCCCCCGCAAGCGGGGAGAAGGTCCCGGCAGGGAGAAGAGGGGCAATACACCTCAAACGCCCCTGATCCTCGGCTCCCCCCCACCCTCCAGCATAAGCGCCGTCAAGGCCCAGACCAACGCATCCAGCCGGTCGGGAGACCGCCCGTTCGACAAACCATCGGCGCCGAAATCGCACATCTGGTCTTCCAGCTCCGGAAACCGTCCGGCATGCAACACCCGGCCCCGCTCGTACAAGGCCGCCACTGGTTCCGCGCGCAAAAACTTGCCGCGCGTCGCCCTCACCGTCGTCACCGGCAGCCGCGCCTCGATGCCTTCGAGCACAGCACGCACCATGTCGCCGCCTTGGTTGACCTCGGCCACCACCCGGTCGGCCTCGAAACGCCGGAAGGCCGAGACCACGGCCCTGGCCCAGCCCGCCGGCCCCGCCCCGTCGACCGAACAATCCGACAGCACCACCGCCTGGCCGTTTTCCTTCAGCCCCGCAACGACGATGCCGCAGCAGGCATTTGCGCCGCCCGCCGGCGGATCGACCGCCACGACGATCCGCCGCAGGGGCTCGGCCAGCTTCACCACGATCTCGTCCAGCCGCGCCCGTTTCCACAGCGCATCCGGCCGGTCCTCGATCAGCTCGCCGTCCAGCTCCTGCCGCCCGAGCCGGGTTCCGCCATAACGCGCGGCCAGCGCATCCAGGAACCCCGGCGCCAGATGCGCGGCATTGGCCGCAGTCGCCATGCGCGTCAGCGCCGTCCCGTCATCCGCCAACAGCCGCTTCAACAGCGGCACCGGCCTCGGCGTCGTCGTCACCACCTGGCGCGGGTGCTCACCGAGCCTCAGGGCAAACTGCAGCATGTCGAAGGTCTCGTCGGCATGTTTCCATTTGGCAAGCTCGTCGCACCAGGCGAGATGAAACTGCGGCCCGCGCAGGCTTTCCGGATCCTCGGACGAGAATATCTGGGCGATCGCCCCGTTCGGCCAGACGAGCCTGCGCCGCGAGATCTCCACGTCGGGCCGCATGCGCCGCGCAATCCGCGACAGCCCTGAGGCGCCGTCGATCATCACCTCGCGCGCATCCCCCAGCGTTTCCGCCACCAGCGCGATGCGCAGATCCGTCCGTCGACCGGCCTTCATCACCTGGTCCTGAACCCATTCCGCACCGGCACGCGTCTTGCCCGATCCACGCCCGCCGAGGATCAGCCAGTTTCGCCAGCCTCCATCCGGAGGCAGTTGTTCGGGCCGCGCCAGAAGCCGCCAGTCGCGGGCGAGAAAAGCGAGATCGCCGGCGCCGAGGCTGCCAAGATCGAACGCGCCGCGATCCGGCGGCCCAGCCTCTACACCCATCCCGTCGCCCGCTTCCCTCTCACCGCCGATCGACACACCCGCCCGCGCCCGCGTCCCAGAGGTCATGGCACCGACGATCGCCGCACTCTGCCTTTTCGTCGCATCGATGTCCTTTTCTATGCACGCCAAACCATCCTTCAGATCGATGGCTATCCCAGAGGCCGCTCCCTGCCTCTTCGCGATGCGATCCCGTGCCAGCCTGCCCACGGATTTCGGCGTCAT